ACAGTGCCCACCCCCTTATTTTCGCCGTCAACGGTTTGACGGAGAGGATGCGGATCACCACCGCTGGCAATGTCGGTATTGGAACGACGAGTCCACAGCAATTGCTGCATGTAGCTGGGCAAGGATTGTTTACAACTAGTGGATCAAGTTATGACCCAGGCGATTCAGCCGGATCTGCGGTAAGAATCGGATACAGCACTGGTGGAGATTATGGATATGTAATATCCAACAATACTGGCGTAGCCAGTAAACGACTTCTTGTTGGCGGATCTACTGTTGAATTTCTAGTTAGCGGCGCAGAAAAAGGCCGTTTTAACTCTGATGGGAAGTTTGGTATTGGAACGACGAGTCCATTAACCACACTACATGTAGGTGCTGTCGCTGCCCTCGACGGCGATGTCACTCTTAGTGCTGGCACTAACATGGTGTATGCCACTGCTACTAGTGGGGCGGCTCTGACCTGGAATGCAAACACCAATGGTGGATATACAAACACTATCATGGCTAGATTACAGCCTCGCCAGGACACTGGCGCAAACTACTGCTTGGATGTATTCTGCGGTACCTGGAACAACAATAATTCTGCTGGCACTGCTATTGCTACATTCTCAAGTTCTGGCAATGTCGGTATTGGAACGACAAGTCCATCTAAGAAAGGTTCCGTAGGGACTGCCGGGACGGACGGCTTTGCGATCCAGTATTCCCCCACCTCGCAAGAAGTTTTTTCAGTTACGGCAAACACAGGGACTGGCGAGACAAAATTCTTTTGCGATACCAATTACTTCCAGACGTTCTACACGAATAACTCTGAAAAGATGCGTGTTAATACTGATGGATACCTTCTTGTTGGATACACTTCTTCAAACGGATCATACAAACTCCAGGTTAACTCTCAGATATTTGCTACTAACGCAACCATCGAAACCTCTGATGGACGATACAAGCAGAACGTTGTTTCGTTGCAGTCTGGTTTAGACGTGATAGAAAAGCTCAATCCAGTCACTTTTAACTGGAAGGATCACGATATTCACAACTTTGAGAGTGGCACTCAGGTTGGCTTCATCGCTCAGGAAGTTAAGGAGGTTCTTGCGGATACTCCGTACCTGGATTCAGTCATCAAGCGCAACGAGCTAAAGCGAGACGATGGATCTGTTGAAGAATTCTACGGCATGGCGGATGCCAAGCTGATCCCCGTATTGGTCAAAGCAATTCAAGAACTGAAGGCAGAGATTGACCTTCTGAAAGCAGGAAATTAATGGCTATCACATACGATTGGATCTTCAACCCCTTTGATTCAAGGATCGACTAGATGGATCAAAGAACTTTCTGAACAAAATAAACAGTTATTATAAGAGATAAATACATTAAAAGGGTAATATATGGCAATTAATTTTACGTGGCAATTCAGCAACTTCAAAGTCAAACCAAGTTTGGATGAACTAGAAGATGTATTGGTTTCCTATGAATGGCGAAGAGGAGCAAAAGATGGAGAGTATTTTATAGATTGTTATGGTTTATTATCTCTATCAGATCCTGACCAAGATTCTTTTAAAGATTATGAAACTTTAACAAAAGATGATATAATTAACTGGACTATTTCCAAATTAACACAAGAAACTGTTGATAATTATGATTTAAGTTTGGTGTCTCAGATTGAAAATTTGAAGAATCCGCCATTAATAACCAAACCCGTTCCTTGGAGCGAATAAAATGATCGATGATAAATTGAATGAAATCTTCGATATAGAGTCTACACCAAATCAATCAGATATCATTAAAAACGTCCCACCAGTACGAGAAGATATTGATGAAGATATTGAAGCAGCAAAAAAGATACATCGTGATCTAATGGAAAAATCACAAGATGCTTTAGATAATCTGATTGAATTTGCAAAAGCATCTGAATCACCACGTGCATATGAAGTTGTTGCCAATCTTATTAAGACGACTTCAGAAGTTGCAAAAACACTAGTAGAAATCAAGAATAAAGAAACAAAAGCTAAACCAGAAATTCAGAATAATACACAGAATAATCTTTTCGTCGGTTCAACTGCAGAATTACAGAAGTTCTTGAAAGGACAAAAAGAAGATGTTTAATACAGGTGATAAGAATTATTATCTAAATCCACAAATAAAAAGATCTGGATTATCGGAAGAATACACCACAGAACAGATTCAAGAGTATGTTAAATGTTCACAGGATCCAATATACTTTATAGAAAATTATGTAGAGATTAATTCTCTTGATAGAGGATTCGTGAAATTCAAAACACGTGGTTATCAACAAGATCTAATAGAAAAATACCATAAAAATAAAAAGAATATTGTACTTTCAAGTAGACAGAGTGGAAAAACGATTACTACTGCATCATTCATTCTTTGGTATATATTCTTTAATCCTGATAAGAATGTTGCAATTCTAGCAAATAAAGCTGCAGTAGCAAGAGAAATTCTAGCAAGAATAGTTGCTTCTTTCGAACGAATACCATTCTTCTTACAACCTGGTGTTAAAATTCTAAATAAAGGTTCTGTAGAATTGGGTAATTCTTCTAGAATAATTGCATCTGCAACTTCAGCATCCGCAATTCGTGGTTTTTCAGTTTCGTTACTTTATCTAGATGAATTTGGTTTCGTAGATAATGCGGAAGAATTCTTTAGATCAGTTATTCCAACAATTTCATCGGGCGAAACAACAAAAGTTATTATTTCATCTACACCAAATGGGTTGAATCTTTTCCATAAATTGTGGAAAGATGCTATAGATGGAAATAATGATTATGTACCGACAGAGATAACTTGGGATCAAGTTCCAGGAAGAGACGAATCTTGGAAGAATCTACAAATTGCGCAACTCGGAGAACATGGATTTAGACAAGAATTCGGAAATGAATTTCTTGGATCTTCGAATACTCTAATTTCTGGATATAAATTGCAATCTCTAACTTGGGAAAAACCAAAATTAGATTCTGATTCTTTAATTATTTTGGAAGAACCTATTCAAAATCATAATTATGTAATTTCAGTAGATTCTTCTAGAGGAGTCGAAAATGATTATTCAGTTGCAATTGTTATCGATACAACACAAATTCCATATAAAATAGTTGCAAGATTTAAAGATAATACAACTAGACCAATACTTCTACCGAATATCATTGTTGATTTGGCAAAGAAATATAATATGGCATTTTTGTTAATAGAAAGAAATACAGTAGGACAAACAGTTGCAGAATCCTGTTATTGGGATTTAGAATATGAAAATATATTCACAACTATTCCAGGAAAATCTGGACAAGAATTACGATCATCATTTTCAAAATCAAATAAAATCGGTGTTGAAATGACTTCACAAGTGAAAAGATTGGGTACTTCTATTCTAAAAACGCTTGTTGAAGAAGATAAGTTAATTAATTATACAGAAGATATTGTTAATGAATTATATTCATTTATTAATAAACATGGTTCTTGGGGTGGAGAAGCAGGAAAACATGATGATCTTGTTATGTCTTTAGTGTTGTTTTCTTGGGCGACAAACCAATCTTTCTTTAAAGAAATAACAAATTCTGATTTAAGAAAATCGTTTTTCGATTCACAGGAAGAATCTGTAGAAGAAATCTATTCTTTTGCTGGAATTACTACTGGATCTGAAGAAGAAACTGCAGATAATTCTTGGTTAATTTAGAAAACCTTTTTTTTATAAATATAACTAGAAATATATATTCGAAAGAATAAAAACCTCTCAACAAGGAGAAAAATAATGGCTTTTCAGCTTAGTCCAGGCGTAAATGTTTCTGAAATCGATTTAACAACTACGGTTCCTGCAGTTGCAACTTCAATTGGAGCAATTGCTGGCGCTTTCCAATGGGGCCCAGTTTTAGAAATAAGAACAATTTCTTCAGAAATTGAATTAATAGATACTTTCTTTAAACCAAATAACACTGTTGCAGATACTTTCTTTTCTGCAGCAAATTTCTTACAATATTCTAATGCTCTAAGAGTTGTTAGAAATGTTGGTACTGATGCTAGAAATGCAACAAATGGCGCTTCTGGTATTTCCGGATTGACTATTGCAAATGCTGGTGTGTCAAATAATATGGCACCAGGAACTTTTGCATTATCATTTACTGGAGCAGGTTCTGGTGCTGCTGGTACTGCAACTATATCTTATGGTGCAACAGGAGCAATTGTTTCTGCAGTAACTCTGACAAATGCAGGATCAGGATATACTTCTGCTCCAACAGTTGGTATTACAGGTGCTACAGGATTTACTACAAATTTCTCTATCACATCATCAACTGCAAATACTTTAATTATTAAGAATGAAACTGATTATCAACAAAATTATATTTCTGGTTCAGCTTCAGCTGCTGGTACTTGGACTGCAAAGTATCCAGGAATCTTAGGAAATTCTCTGAAAGTTTCAATTTGCGACTCTCAAACTTTTTCCAGTTGGACATATAAGAATGCATTTACAGTAACACCAGGAACTTCTGATTATGTATCTACTCGTGGTGGTTCTAATGACGAATTGCATGTTATTGTTATTGACGAAGATGGTGCGTTTACTGGAACGCCAGGAACAGTATTAGAAAAATATGCTTTCTTATCAAAAGCTTCTGATGCTAAGACTGAATCCGGAGAAACTAATTATTATGCAAATGTAATCAATACCAAGTCACAATATATCTGGTGGACTAATCACCCTTCAGTTGGTGTTGATTGGGGTTCTGCCTCAACTGGTATTGCATTCGATCTATCCGGTCCTCTAACTGCTTCATTATCTGCAGGAGTTGATGCAAATACATTAACTAATGGCGAAATCCAAGCTGGTTATGATCTATTTGCCGATCCAGAAACTATTGACGTAAATCTAATTATTGGTGGATCTTCAAATACTACAGTGGGAACTTATCTAGTCCAATCTATTGCAGAAAATAGAAAGGATGCTATTGTGTTCTTATCACCAGCCAAATCAGATGTTGTAGATAATAAAGGACAAGAAGTAACTGACATTTCAACAACTCGAACTGCACTACCTTCATCATCTTATGCTGTTGTTGATTCTGGTTGGAAGTATCAATACGATAAGTACAATGATGTATTCCGCTGGGTTCCTCTAAATGCAGATATTGCTGGTCTATGTGCTAGAACCGATCAAACTAACGATCCATGGTTCTCGCCAGCTGGATTTAACAGAGGAAATATCAAAAACGTTGTGAAGTTGGCATTCAATCCAGATAAGGCTGATAGAGATGATCTATATAAGATCGGCGTCAATCCTGTGGTAAATTTCCCAGGACAAGGCACTATCTTATATGGAGATAAGACTCTTCTTTCTAAGCCTTCTGCTTTCGATAGAATTAACGTTCGTAGATTGTTTATTGTTCTTGAAAAGGCAATTGCAACTGCTTCTAAATTCTCTCTATTTGAATTGAACGACGAATTTACTAGAGCACAATTTATTGGATTAGTTGAACCTTATCTACGAGATGTGCAAGGTAGAAGAGGAATTATCGATTTCAAGGTTGTGTGTGACGAAACCAATAATACTCCTCAAGTAATTGATTCTAATTCATTCGTTGGTGATATCTATATTAAGCCAGCAAGATCTATCAATTTCATTCAATTGAATTTCGTAGCTGTCAGAACTGGCGTGGAATTTTCTGAGATTGTTGGACAATTCTAATGATGGGAGGAGAAATCCTCCCATTTCTAACGAATAAATAAGAATAAAGGATTTAAACACATATGCCATTTAACATAAAAGATTTCAAATCAAATTTGACCTTCGAAGGTGCAAGACCAACTCTATTCAAAGCAAATATAACTTTTCCTGCGAATGTTGCGGTTGGAACTGGCACGAAGGATTTCACATTTCACTGTAAGGCGGCACAATTACCTGGTAAAACTTTAGGTATGATCGAACTTCCTTATTTTGGTAGAAAGATTAAAGTCGCTGGCGATCTAACTTTCGCCGAATGGACTGTAACTGTACTTAATGAAGAAACATTTAGTGTGAGAAATTCTTTCGAACGTTGGATGAGTCTAATTAATTCACACGTTGGTAATCAAAAAGAGATAGTTAATTATAAATGTCAGGCTTCTGTAACCCAATATACTAAGATTAGAGAATTACCATCTGATGTTACATATAAATTTACTGGAATGTGGCCCTCAGATATTTCTGCAATCGACGTTGCTTGGGATTCTAATGATCAGATTGAAGAATTCACAGTAACTCTTAATTACGACTGGTGGGAAAAAACCGAGAATGCTGTTACCGATAGATAATATAGATTAAGGATAAATAATGGCACTATTTGATTTCTTTGGTTTTACTATCAAGAGAAGAGGTCCGGAAGAGGAGAAAGAATTACTTTCTCCTGTTCCACCACAATCTGACGACGAAGCTACTATAGTAACTTCTAGTGGTGGTTTCGTCAACACATCGTTTAATACGGAGTTTTCTTCTTCAGATAAGAGAGTTCTTATAAACAAATATAGAGAACTTTCTCTTATGCCAGAAATCGAATCGGCAATTGATGAAATCGTTAACGAAGCAATTGTGACTGGGGACCCAGAATCTCCGGTCGGAGTTATTTTAGACCGTCTTCCTTTTTCAGAAGATATTAAAGAAGTAATACAAGACGAATTTTCTGCAGTCTTGAATCTACTTGATTTCAATGAAAATGCTTACGAAATATTCAAAAGATGGTATATAGATGGAAGATTATTCTTTTCAGTTGTAATTGATTCGAAGAATACAAAAGATGGTATTCAAGAACTAAGATATATTGATCCAAGAGAAATTGAAAAGATCAGAGAAGTGAAAGAAGAATTTTCTAAGCGTGGTGTGAAGTTACAAAAGACTGTACAAGAATATTATTTTTATAAAAACGATATTAAGTTACCTGCAGATTCAGTAGCATATTGTAACTCAGGATTGATTGATTATAAAAATAAAGCAACAGTAATTTCGTACTTACACAAATCAATTAAACCGTACAATCAATTGAGAATGTTAGAAGATGCTACTGTAATCTACAGGTTAGCAAGAGCTCCTGAAAGAAGAGTCTTCAAGATTGGAACTGGTGGGCTTCCAAAAATTAAAGCAGAACAATATGTAAATTCATTGATGAATAAATTCAGAAATAAGATTGTATATGATCAAGCAACAGGAGATCTCAGAGACGATTCAAGAACTCTATCCGTTCTTGAAGATTTCTGGATTCCAGTTGGAGAAGATGGTAAGACAACAGACATCTCTACTCTACCTGGTGGACAAAATCTCGGTGAAATGGGAGATGTGGAATACTTCCGCAAGAAATTATATAATGCCCTACATGTCCCAATCACTAGAATTTCAGAAGGATCTACATTCAATACAGGCAGATCTGCAGAAATAGATAGAGAAGAAGTTAAGTTTAACAAATTTATTAAAAGATTAAGAGTAAGATTCTCTTCTATCTTCACAGATCTTCTGAGAACTCAGTTAATTCTAAAGAATATTATAACTACTGAAGAATGGGATACTTATGTGAAGAATAATATCTATTATGACTTCAGAAAAGATTCTCACTTCGCAGAATATAATGAAGCTGAAATCATGTCTAGAAGAATGGAATTGGCTTCCACTGCTATAAGTTTAGGCGATAATTATTTCTCTGAAGATTATATTAAGAAACACTTCTTGAAGTTATCTGATGAAGAATTGAAGGAAATGGAAACAGATAAAGAATCTGTTCCTGATGAAGAGACTCCTGTAGAACCTGAGATGGATCTAGGAATGTCGGACCTTGGTAATCCTTCTCCTGAAGAACTTCCACCATTAGAAACTCCAGAGATTTCTAACATTGAATTACCTCAACAAAATCCCTCAACAATTATAAATAAGAAAGGGAAAGAAAATGAACCTAGAAAATTTTAAGCAAGCATATGTAAAGACAATATCGGAATCAACAGATGATTCGGATCTCACGAATTATATCAGATCTATTGTAGAAGAAGCGGTAACTGAAGGCAAACTATCTAGTTTAGCGAAAACGGCGGTCGGACGTTTAGGGAAAATGGCTGGGATTGGATCAAAAAACGAACCAAATTTTGGCTTCAAACCAAAAGACAAAGTTGGTACTCCAAAAGAACAAGAACAAGCCATGGAACAATTAGATAATATTAGAAATTATTTTATGGAGATAGATGATTTACTAAGAATATTAGATACCAAAATCAAGAATGAATACATTGATGACTTTATTGATGAATTCAATGAGTTACTCGTAGATCTTAAATCATTAAAATAAAATAGAGTATAATATTGTGAGGCTCCTGCAGGAGCCTCACACGGAGATCGAGGATTATATGACACAAACCGAAAGAACAAAAATTGAAACCATTATTAATTATTGCAAAGAAGATAATCCGCAAGCAATAAAACCACTAATGAACTCTTTAATTGCTAGTAGAATTTCTCATTTATTAGATCAAAAGAGAGATCAAATTAAGAAAGAGATATAATAAATGGCGACAACAACTATCTTAAGACAAGACGAAAATTCTGCAGTTGTTACTATTTCTGGTGCTGGAGCAGAAACTCTAGCATTCGTTTTACATCCAGGTGGTGCAACAGGTCCAATCGGCGCCACTGGTTTCGCTGGAACAACAGGCGTTGGAATTGTTTCTTTAGAAAAGATAGATTGGTCTATCACAGGAACTAACAAAATCTCATTATATTTCAACGGATCAACTGATCAATTGATTGGTCATTATGATGGATCTGGTAGAATTGATTATTATAGAGATTATCAAACTAAGATTACTAATATCGCCCCAGCCACAGATTCAACAATCTTATTAACTTCTACTACATCCGATCCATATGTTCTTGTTATGAAACTAGAAAAAACATCGGGATTTGTTAAGGTTGGACAATACTCTTAATGCTTAACGAAAAAACAGTTAAGATGGGTCAGAAAATCCGCTACGATAGGGTTCGTGGCGGTAAGATTCAACGTAAGAAGATTAAATCTGCTAAAGCAGGATATAGAGTTTCTGGTAAAAAATTAGTTAGAATGAATCCCGCTGAAAAAAGAAAACGAGCAATATCTGCTAGAAAAGCGTCAAGAAAAAGAGCAGCAAAATTATCATCAATCTTAAAGAAAAGAAAGATCTCAATTAAAAAAGGTAAAAGAGCAGGAATATACAAATGAAACTATTAACAGAAGTAAATGAATTCATAAAAATTGTTTCAGAATCTGCTGAAGGTAAACCAAAAGATTATTTTATTGAAGGTATTTTCATCCAATGCGAGAAGCCAAATAGAAATAATAGAGTATATAAGATGGAATATATGCAACCAGAAGTAGATCGTTATGTTGAAGAATACGTCAACAAGAATAGAGCTTTTGGTGAATTAGGTCATCCAGATAATCCTACAATTAATCTAGATAGAGTATCGCATCTTATTACTGTTCTAGAACAAAAAGGTAATGATTATATCGGTAAAGCAAAAGTTCTAGATACACCAAACGGAAAGATTGTTAAAGCATTTATCGATGGTGGTTGTATGTTAGGTGTTTCTACTAGAGGATTAGGTTCTCTTCAACAAGAAAAGTCTTTTTCTATGGTTCAACCAGATTACAAAATTATGACTGCCGCAGATATTGTTGCTGATCCATCTGCGCACGAAGCATTTGTGGAAGCTGTTATGGAATCAAAAGAATGGGTTTGGAATAATGGAATTGTGAAGGAAGTAACTATTGATTCATATAAGAAGAAGCTAACAACATCAAAAAGATTACAAGAAGATAAGATTGCCATTTTTACAGACTTTCTTTCGAGATTGTAAATTTAATAAATAAATTAAGAATATAGGAGAATAATTAATGGAAAACAAACAAGATCCATTTGATTCAATCTTCGAAGGCATCGATCTTCCGGAAGATTTTGCTGCTAAGTTGAAGAAAGCATTCGACGATGCAGTTGATGAAAAATTAAAACAAGCAACTAAAGGTGTTATGAAAACTGAAGAGGAAGAGGAGATTGTTCATCTAGAATCCGAAGGTGAGATGGAAGATGATGAGGAAGAAGTTGTAGAACAAGACGAATCTAAAACATATTCTCTTGAAGATATCAGAGCACTATTAACTGATATCGATATCGTCAGATTACTACAATCTTCAGACGTAGAAAGAACAAAATTCTTAAATTCTATGCGTGCTGCAGTTACAGATCTATCTGGCAACAGTATAGCAGAACCGTTCTTATCTCTAGTCATGAGTATTATACAAGTGATCGCAGATGATTCTAGAATTTCTACTATGATTGCAAGAGAACTTAAAGATATGGAAACTGAGAAAAGCTCAGAAGAGCCAGCTGATAACATGAATCAAGTTAAAGTTAATGCTGAACTTGAAGTTTATGAAAATGTTATCGAATCAGTAGATAAGTATCTAACTTATGTTGCTGAATCGTGGATCGAAGAAAACGCTCTAGCTGTTGAACAAGGTCTAAAGATTGAGATCATGGAATCTTTCTGGAATGGATTAAAGACTCTATACGTCGAAAATAATATTGTTCTACCAGAAGAAATTAATGTTGTTGAAGATCTAAATACAAAAATTGCCGATCTAGAATCAACTCTTTCTGAGGAAAAGCAAGCATTTGCTGAAGAATTATCTAAGCAAAAGGCTCAATATGAAGAAAAGATAAACGAAGAAATTAATAGATCAATTGTATACAAAAACAAAGCAGAAGAATCTACTAAGAAAGCTGTATTTGAATCAGTTTCAAAGGATCTATCTCTTTCACAAAAAGAAAGATTTGCGAAGTTAACAGAATCTGTAACTTATGAATCAAAGAAATCTTACGAAGAAAAGTTGAAAGATATTGTTAAGAATGCGTTCGATTCTTCTAAACCAAAGAAGAAATTGACCGAAGAATCAATGATTGAAGTATCTGAAGAAAATACAATTATTTCTGAAGATCCTATCATGAACCTTTATTCTCAAGCAATTTCTAAGAATGTCAAGTTTTAATTTTTTATAAATACTATTATAAATTTATTTCTTAAGGAGAAATATGTCTAATCTACAAAACAAATGGAAAGCGATTCTGGAACACCCAGAAGCTGCTCCAATTAAGGACGCTTACAGAAAGCAAGTAACTGCAGTTCTTTTAGAAAACCAAGAAAAGGCTCTAGCAGAATCAAGAAAGATCATCACTGAATCTGGTGTTCCATCAAACGTTGCAGGAAACGTTGATAAGTTTGATCCAATTCTAATTGCTCTAGTTCGTAGATCTATGCCAAATCTAATGGCTTATGATATCTGCGGCGTTCAGCCAATGAACATGCCAACAGGTTTGATCTTCGCAATGAAGTCAAAGTATGGTTCAGGCGCAACTGGTCCTCTATCTTCAACTGAAGCTCTATTCAATGAAGCAGATACTGACTTCTCTGGAACTGGTACTCACCAAGATAATATCTTTAGAACTTCTTCAGATACACTATCTACTTATGGTACTGGTATGGCAACTGCAGACGGCGAATCTTTCTCACCACTAAACATGGGTTTCTCTATCGAGAAGGTAACAGTTACTGCAAAGACTCGTGCTCTAAAGGCAGAATACTCTCTAGAATTGGCACAAGACCTAAAGGCTATGCACAATCTAGATGCAGAATCTGAGCTATCTAACATCCTATCAACTGAAATCATGGCAGAAATCAACCGTGAAGTTATCAGAACTCTATACAAGATTGCAAAGTCTGGTGCATCTTCTGGTACAACTACAGCAGGTTATTTCGATCTTGATACAGATTCTGACGGACGTTGGTCAGTTGAAAGATTCAAGGGTCTAATGTTCCATGCTGAAAGAGAAGCAAACCAAATTGCAAAGGCAACTCGTAGAGGAAAGGGTAATATCATTATCTGCTCTTCTGACGTAGCATCTGCTCTAGCAATGGCAGGCAAGCTAGATTATACTCCAGCTCTATCTACTGATCTAAACGTCGACGATACTGGTAATACATTTGCTGGTGTTCTAAACGGCAAGTACAAGGTCTATGTTGATCCATACTTCGCAGTAGGTTCTGGCGTAACATTCTCTGACGTCATGGTTGTTGGGTACAAGGGATCTAACGCTTATGACGCTGGTTTATTCTACTGCCCATACGTTCCATTACAAATGGTCAAGGCAGTTGATCCAGATACATTCCAGCCAAAAATAGGTTTCAAGACCCGCTACGGCATGGTCGCAAACCCACTATCTGGCGACGGAAACACTCTAGGTGCAGCTTCCAACGATTATTATAGACTCGTCAAAATTAAAAATATTCTCTAAATTAGAGGATAGCAATAAACTAAGGGAACCTTCGGGTTCCCTTTTTTTGTCTCGAAATTTGTATTTTACTAAATAAGAATGAGGATACTAGATGCAACTAACATCCAATACCCTCTAAACACATACTAAGGACAATTAGCATATGCCTAATAATATTTATTGTACATACCTTACAATCTACAAAGGTAACAAACTCCCTCTATATTATATTGGTTCAACTTCTGTTAATAGAATTAACAAAGGTTATCATGGAACCGTGTCTTCTAAGAAATATAAAGATATCTATAAACAAGAATTAATATCTAATCCTCACCTATTCAAAACAAAAATACTTACAACACATGAAACCAGAGAAGAAGCTTATGAGAAAGAATTGTTCTTTCAAATAAAATTATCTGTAGTTAAATCACCAATGTATTTCAATGAATCATTGGCTGTGACAAATGGTTATTTTGGTCGTGCTCTAAATGGAAAAGATAATCCCCTACACGGTAAGAATCATTCAGAAGAAACAAGAAGAAAGATGTCTGAGAATAGAAAAGGAAAATATAAAGGAATTCCTAAGTCTGAAGAACATAAAAGAAAAATTGCATTGGCAAATACAGGTAAGAAACATTCTGAAGAATCTAAACGAAAAATGTCTTTAAATCATATTGGTATTGTTGCTTCTGATGAAACTAAGAAGAAATTATCTGATATGAGAAAGGGTGAAAAGCATCCTCTTTATGGAAAGACACATTCTCCAGAATCAATTCAGAAGATGAAAGAGACGCATAGTAATCGTTCAGAAGAAACACTAAAGAAGCTGTCTGCTGCCAAGAGTGGTGAAAATAATCCTAGTTATGGAAAGAAATGGTTCCATAATCCCATTACCTTAGAACAAATTAGGATCCATCCTAACAATCCTCCATCTGGATTCTTTCCTGGTAGAATTCCTAAAATTAATAAATAGATGAGAGGAATATATGAACCTAGAAAATTTTAAAGAAGCTTATTTAACAGTTATTAATGAAGAAATTGAAGAGACCGAAGTAGTCGAAACAGAAGTAACTGATGTCGATGAAGAAACACCTGAAAACGAATTATCTGCAGCAGATCATTTTAAGATGGGTGTTATGGCTTTGATGGGTAAGATGGATGCTTCCGAAGAAGAGAATGAAATGATCAATGATTTGGTTGCATCAATCATTTCAGATCTTAACGATTCAATGTCTGGTGATTAATACCATTCTACAATCTTATCGGCAATTCCATATCTTACTGCTTCTTCGGCAGAAAGCCACACATCGTGAGACGGCAAAAGAATTTCTCTTACCTTCTTTTCATTCAATCCTGTACACTTCTTATAATGAGCAAGCATTCTCTGGGTAGTTAATTCAAACTCTTTATTTCTTGCATACAATTCATGTTCTTTTCCAAAAGAACCCCAAGAGAATTGATGTGAAAGGATAGAAGTATTCTGTGTAATATATCTCTTTCCTTTCTTTCCAGCCATGAAAATTGCAAGTCCAGCAGAAGCGATTGTCCCTAACCCAAAAGTAGAGATATCAATCTCGGATCCTTTCATAATATCAATAAGGGCAAATCCAGAACAAAGATCACCACCAACTGAATTAATCAGCATCCTGATTTCTGTTCGATCTTTTTGATCTTGGAAATTGGAATTTCTCTCAACAATATACTGAATAGCATCAGATGTAGATTCTATGTTTATCTCGCCAGAGAGAAGATAATAACCTGCTCCCTCGAAGGAGATATACATCTGAGGAATCTCTGGCTTTGGTTTGATTTTAGACATTTTAGTTCTCATTTCGGTTGAGGAATCGAACTCCAACGAAAATATTTATCAGATGAATATAAGGACTCAACAATCCTAGAAGCATCAAAGGGATTAGAGGCTTGCACCTCATAATCCCTCATCATTACGGATCTTTGTTGACCGCAATAAAATGAGCACTTGTATGTTGTCATGTTACTTCACATTAACTAGAGGAACAGCATTTGTACCAAGAATCATAGTGCAATTCGATTTAGAACAAGCTTCGATTTGTAACATACGAAGATATTGATCTGGAGTTAAGCCTCTAGAATCCTGATATGCACGATCTGCTTCAGCACGTTTAATCTCAGCCGACTTACGAGACTCTTCAGCAAGAGCTCTTTGTGTTTCAGTCTTAGATCGTTGTTGTTGAACACCCGTTTCATTATATGCCGCAATAATTTCTTTTTGTGGAGAAATCTTACCAAGCGATACATCTAAAACTTTTACAGGAATCTTATGTTTGGTTACATATTCTTGTAATTGAATTTCTAATTCTCGTTCAACTTTCTCTACAACCTCTTGTTGTAGTGCCAATTCTGGCATTGAATATTGTCGAACTTGATTACGATTCATTGTTTGGAAAGGTCGTTGAATATTCTTCTGATAGAATTCCGGCCCAAAATTCACTACTAGAGCAACAGAATCTGTAATTTGTAGAAGAACGGAAGCATGATAATCAATTGGATTATTATCCTTGGGCATAATATCATCAAATGGCTCGTCATATTTAATTGGCTTCTTATCTACATCATAAGAATCTGTAGATAGAGCCACGATAACAGAACCAGGTTTAATTGGTTCCTTGTCAATACCACCATGACCAAACAACCATGGTTTATAGATTAGAACTGCTTCATGTCCAGGTTCAACATTTACTCTCGTACAAGAAGTTCCCATTAGAACCAAACATAAACTAAATACAACTGCAATTTTCTTAATCATTATTTCTCCTTAATTATTCAAACCGAATCTTTCGGGTCTTCTTCTTTTCTTGAGTCGTATCAAAGAAAAGTGATAGGATCTCATCAAAAGATTCTTCATTAGTCTTGATTCGAACCGAAGGATTATCGGTTGTGTAAATCGAAAAACAATCATTAGAGAACTTAACTAGCATAATTACTCTCCTTAAGAATTTTCATTAGAGCCAAATCTTTTGCTTTTGTTTCTAGATCAAGATAGAAATCTTTTCCATAATCATCAGGAAGCGAATTAATATAATCAGAGTGAGCAGTTCGATTACATACAATTCCTTCATGAATCGCTTTTGATTCTGAATAATGGAATAGAGGAACCTCTTTCCAAGTAGAGAAAGCCATATCGAATGCTTCTTCTTCAGTTAATTCATATTCATTACCATTATATAACGAATGATGGAAGAAGTCAAACGTCAGAGGAATTCCAATCTTCGAGTGAATATCCAAGAATAGATGAGATGTAGAATATGACGATTGTTTATCATCATTCTCCACAACAAGTCTCTTCTTCATACTATCAGATAATCTTCCAAAGTTTGCACAGAATCGATCGGAAGTCTCTTCGGAATAAGACATTCCAACATGGATATTAATTGGATAAAATTCACTGGCCTCAAGACCCATATGATTCATGATAGAATTGTGAATCTCTAAATCTTTGATCGAATTTAGAACAACATTCTCTTTCATCGATCCCAACTTAACAAATGGACCAGGATGAAATGATAATCTCATATCATAATATTTTGCCAAAGACCCAATATCTTGTAGGATGCTTTTAATTTTCGACCAATCAGGAAGATCTTCGAATACATATTCTGAAGCCCAAGGAAACATCTCGGAAGACATGCGGAAATTCTTAATCTTATTCTGGCCATTCCAATCTACAATCCTGAGTAGATCTGACACGTTCTGAACAATAAGATCCGACGCATAATCTATTCCTTTTGTGAGGAATGTATCTTTGCGCATGGTTCTATTAGAAGTAAGTCCTAATGATTTCTGGAGAGTAAGATTAATGCAACAATATCCAGGATAAATCACAATTGATCCCAACCTTCTGTTTCAAGAGTATAATATACTTTCTTGATATCAAATTCAAATATTGCCCGCATACAACCAGAACAAGGTTTCGCCAACCCATAGACTATACTATTAGTCAAAATATCATACTTAACACGACAAACATATAGACTAACTTTCTTGAAATCTTCTACATCTATTTGTCTCAATGCATTCTTAATTGCAGATATCTCTGCGTGTAGATAGATAGACAGATCTTTGTTTGTTGCATATTTAGCTTGGAGTGGAGATGATTTCATAGAATTTACTCCAACCGAAACTATCTTGTTTTTGTAAACAATAGCGGCAGCAAGTTTAGCGCCAGAAACTTTCGGATTAGCTATCGCTATTTGTTTGAGGAGAGAAAAGACTCTAGAGATCTTCAGCTCAGATTCCATACATTAAGTATACCGTATCCGACGGGTAAAGTCAAGCTCATCAAAAATTAAAATATTTTAATTTTGTTCGGTAGATCGAGTCGTCAATCTCTTTCAAGAATTCGAACCAATTATCGACGATCTTAATATTCAGAAAATCACACACGATTTTGACATTACCATATCTCCAGAAATTTTCTGTACAATAAACGATTACCTTTCGGCCAGATCTACTTCCAAATATTCCAAGTTCCAATAGAGTAATAGGAGATTTAGTATTCGGATCAAAATAATAACAGTTAATATCTGAATTTTCTTGACACCGCAATTCCCACATCACTTGTTCGTGAAATCTTGGATCATCCGGATGCTGCCTCCAGGATGAATCCCAGTCATCACGACGGGGATTCATAACAACAACATCTTCATGAAGAGATAGATGTTGGATTACACGGTCTTGCCAATTATCAGCGATACCCATCTCAATAGATCCACCAAGAAAGATGGTGATATTTTCAAGGTGCTTTGCAGTCAACTTAGTTGGAGGTTTGATTACATTAAACATATAAACTATCCAATTCTTCTTTCGCAATTTCAGCCATCCAATCAATAACGTCAATAACTTCGACATTATCAGAAATACCAGACTCTGTGAAAGAATTTGTTGTGTAGATCTTATCAAAGTATTTCGATAGATCATCGAATCCTTTCGAGAAGATTCCGTGTGTCACAAACAACCGAAGATTTGGGATCTGCAACTTTTCAGCAATACCCAAGAAAGTTCCACCACCATCACAGATATCGTCGATGATATAAGAATTTCGTGTCGTGTCTTTGATTGCTGGAACTTCGAAACCAAGAAATCTGCCAGTAACAGGATCACGTTTCTTTTTGCAGTAATATTTCGGATGATTATCGGAAAGCATATCAGCATATCTATTCTTCGCACCTTCATCCGGAAAGATAATATTTGCTTCAGGATCAGTTACAAGAATTTCTTGAATAATCTTATTAATCGGAATATCTTTATACTCATAATCAAACCTGTTAGAATGACAATCTAAAGTATAGATTTTTGCATATGGCCAGACGCAGGTAATGATATTCAAGAAAACTTTCTTACCGAGACAATCTCCTTCTACGAAGCGACGATCGGCTCTTGAATATGGAAGATAAGGAATCACAACAGCAATATTATTGGATGGCATAGACAAAGTAATATCGTTGATTGCATCTTGCAACAGAAGCAACTTCATTACATCATCGGAATTCTTAATTCGATGAATTAAGACAACACCAAAACACGAAGTCAATGCTTTGATAGTTTCGGGTTTGAGGCGAACCTGAAGTTCGCCTCCTGGATACTTAAACCACTCGTACGAATTTTCGTCGATACGCAATACATTACGATTGGACACGAACACGCTCCTTAATGGTTTCAAACTTCACTTTATTCAGTATACCGTCTTTCAAGATGCAAGTCAAGTCGCAATTTTCAAGTTCTTCGAGAGTCGCTTCTTCCTTACAAATCCAGTTGTTATTTTCCGGAGTCCAATCTGGAGCCTTGTAGACAGCAAGAATACCTTTACGAGATTTCTTCATTCCAGAATCAGTCTTTGGATCCTTAAAGATAGGAATGATTTTTCCATCTTTTTCGATAGCAGTCGCCTTCATTGCGAATCCGAAAGTGTCTCTTGTGACATACTCATAAGTATATGACCCGACACCAAACACCATATTATATGGTGAGATCTTCAATTTCTCAACGATGCCAGATAGAATCTGGCGTGCACGATCCAACGTAATCGAATCACCATAGATACAACCTGCTTTGTTGATCATACGATTATGATCCAAACCAAAAACTTCTTTCAGAAGAGCCAAGACACCAAGATCAGCTGGTCCATTACCTCGTTCTTGAATGCTAGAATTATTCTTGCCTAGTACAATCTCAACAGGATCACCGGAATCAGGACGAATAACAATCTTACCGTTACGAGCAATGATTTTATCTTTCAAACGAGGCATGAAGTCTGTTAGAACAGTCCACAGATCCCAAGTATCAGAAACGATCGAAACGATTCCTTCTGGATAGATATCTTCAACTAGACGACGGAAAGTTTCAAATTCGTCTTCTTTACCACCAGCACACATAACAGAGTGCTCTGTAGCAGGAACAGAAGAACCTGTCGTAGCAATGTTTGCATCATAATAATGCTCAGCTGCTAGAATAGCAGGGATAGTATCAGTTCCATTGAACGATAGAAGGTGACCCATACCAGAAGCTACTGCATCACCTAGAGACGACATACCACGCATGGAGAAATCGTGGAATTGATAATCGATGAAACCAAAATCAGTCTCTCCTGCTTTTCGTGCCCATTCCATACCAATCTTACGATATTCAAGAGCAGTCGTTGCCGAAGTGTATGGTTTCCAAATAGATAGAGAAAGAATCGTTTCTAGGAAATTAGGAAGCCAGAAAGCGTGGTCGACTGTATTGTAAATGACAAGAGATGGAATTCCAATATTAACCGAATATCCTTCCGGAATTGCGTAGATGTTAATAGGAAGACGTCCTTCATCATGAAGTGCCTTGATGTGGTCTGTTTTGGGATTCTGAATTCCAAGAGTTTTAGAGATTACACGGACATATTCTGCTTCTACTTCGATCCAAGGCACAGAGAAAAAGCTATTATCGAATTCCTTCAGAAGATCAAGTAGAAAATACTGGTGTCCAAAAACAACAATTTTTTCAATACCAGGGACACGAGATTTTCGTGCAGTCCAATTTGAGTAGACTCGTGTCACTCCTTCTGGATATTGGCGAACGTGATCAATCTTGTAGAAGTCTGCTAAGAGAACTGGGATGGTGTTCATAATTAACCTTTCTTTATTCATTATACTAAATATAGAATCAGAAAGCAAGCTTTACTTAAAAATAGTTGCCAAAAACAGGAAGAACCCAGCAAGCAAAAACAAACCAAGGAATATTGCGGCTGGAATCCAAAGAGGAGAGAGTACCCAAAGCCAAGACCAGGTAATGTGACCAGTTAATTTCAATCCGATGAATAGTAGTCCAAACATCGGATTGAAAGAGAACGAAACATTGAAGTTTTTTTCAGAAGCCATTTCAGTTTAATATTCCTTTCAATCGGTACATACCCATTATAGCGTACTGAGTCAAGCATGTAAAGGTTTTCTAGAAAAAATAAAAAAAAAAAAGAATATCTCCTTTATTTTCAATATCTTACTGCAAACTATTGATTCTAAAGAGAATATTCTTTCGAAAAAAACTTGCTTCGGTTGAATGGATAAGGTATAATGGTTCTATGAAAAGGAAAACTGTTCGGGTGACTGATGTTGTCGATACTGTGAATCGAATTTTAGATGTTTCCACGTGTTCTGTCGATACTCGCTGGGGCATGATTGCTGTTCTTGAACAGATTCTTCACGACTCAGGAAATTACAAGGGATATAATAATGTCAAAGACGGAAAGATTTGTGGATACAAAGAACAGCCTGATGACACGAGACGATATTATTATGGCGGGACGAAGTAAGTTGTTTTGTTTGGTGTTGTGGTATTGCTGAAATTTATGGTCGCAGTTAATTTTGATTGACGACTAAACCGCAATTTAGTAAAATAATTCTAAGGAGAAATAATTATGAAGAAGATTCTTACAGAAGTACAGGGCGAAGGTTTGGTTGCCCTTCTAGGTGAGCATGTGATGTTGTTCTGTGCGAACTACATCTATGCTGGTACACTCACTGGAGTGAACGATACATGTGTCCTTCTAGACGATGCGAAGATTGTTTATGAGACTGGTCCGTTCAGCGATGCGAAGTACAAGGACGCTCAGAGTCTTCCTACCAAGTCTTGGTATATCCAGACTTCTGCGATTGAGTCTTTCGGCATCGGCAAGAAGGGTTAAGTGATGGGGGATTTAAAATCCCCCATCCTTTTATTTGTTCTATGAAAAATATGTTTACAAGAGAACTTGTAAAAATATTGCATCTAGATCTGGTTCTAATTCATCTGGTTGGTCGGTAGCAACTTGGACTCCTACATCATGAAGAAATCAATTTACAAAAGAAATATTGGGTCTAGGTCTTGGTCTGGGTCTAGGTCTTGGTCTTGGTCTGGGTCTTGGTCTGGGTCTTGGTCTGAGTCTAGGTCTAGGTCTGAGTCTAGGTCTAGGTCTGAGTCTAGGTCTGGGTCTGGGTCTGGGTCTTGGTCTTGGTCTAGGTCTAACTAAAAATATGATAAAGAAATCAATTTACAAAAGAAATATTGGGTCTTGGTCTAGGTCTGGGTCTAGGTCTGGGTCTGAGTCTAGGTCTGAGTCTTGGTCTTGGTCTGGGTCTGAGTCTAGGTCTGAGTCTGGGTCTTGGTCTAGGTCTTGGTCTGAGTCTTGGTCTAGGTCTGGGTCTGGGTCTAGGTCTAGGTCTAGGTTTAGGTCTGGGTCTAGGTCTAGGTTTAGGTTTAGGTCTGGGTCTAACTAAAAATATGATAAAGAAATCAATTTACAAAAGAATTATTTGGTCTAGGTCTGGGTCTGAGTCTGGGTCTAGGTCTTGGTCTGAGTCTGGGTCTTGGTCTTGGTCTTGGTCTTGGTCTGAGTCTTGGTCTGGGTCTAGGTCTTGGTCTGGGTCTGGGTCTTGGTCTTGGTCTGGGTCTGAGTCTGGGTCTTGGTCTAGGTCTAGGTCTGGGTCTAGGTCTGGGTCTAACTAAAAATATGATAAAGAAATCAATTTACAAAAGAATTATTTGATCAATGTAGTATAATTGTATACAACTGACAAGGTTATTAATAATGATTATTTCACATTCTCCTGATAATAATGTTGTTCTTTCTTCTATTGATAGAACAGATGAATTTAAAATCAAGAATTCTTCGAAAGCATTCTCGATTTTAAGTTCTGGTTTATATGCAAATAAGATTAAAGCGATTATTCGAGAACTTTCTTGTAATGCTTATGATTCGCATGTGGCAGCAGGAAAGAAGGATATTCCGTTTGACGTACACCTTCCTAATCGTATTGAACCATGGTTCTCTATTCGTGATTATGGAACTGGTCTAGATGACACACAAGTGAAATCTATCTATACAACTTATTTCGAATCAACGAAAACGCATTCGAATGAATTCGTTGGTGCACTTGGACTTGGTTCCAAATCACCATTCAGTTATACTGAAAACTTCAGCATCACTACGATTAAGAACGGTAAGTGTTGGATTTTTAGTGCGTTCGTGAATGAACATGGCATCCCTTCCATTGCGTCTATGGGAGTTTCTGATACGACAGAACCGAACGGCGTTGAGATTAAATTTTCAGTAGATAACCAAGACGATATCGTTAAGTTTGTCACAGAAGCTCCTAACGTATTTATCTGGTTCGAGACACAACCAAATATCTCCGGTAATAGAGAGTATACATTATCTTTCGATTACGTCGTTAAAAGAGAAAAGAATTACGAAGAACAGAATATCATACCAGGAATTCATGTATTATCTACAAGAGGTTATGGTACTAGTAAAGCTCTGATGGGAAATATCTGTTATCCTATTGATGTTCCAAACGCAAAAACGAATTTAACGGATAAACTGCATTCTTTACTATCCAATAATCTTGTAATGGAATTCAATATTGGAGAATTAGATTTCCAAGCTTCTCGAGAAGGTTTGGCTTACACTCCGTTGACTATTTCTTCAATCAAGAATAAACTTCAAAAGTTAAGTGATTCATTGTACTGTATTCTAGATGAACAAGCTAAACAACACAATCATAATTCTTGGTTTCTTGCAGATTTCTTAGTTAATAAAAATTCTCTTCCTATTTGGAAGATGACTGTGACAGAATATGTAAATAATAATAACTTAAATGTTGTCGCAATTAACAAATACAATAATTTACATGAAATCTATTACAATGTAATTTCTATTTCGCGAGAAAAGTGTTCTGAATTCAATATTTCAATTAATTCTTTCGAAAAGGATTCGTATTCTGGAAGAACTAGAAGATATGATCTAAATAACTCTGGCATTAATATGTATCAAACATGTTCAAAATACAAGTTCATTATTAATGATACGACTATTGGTGCTGGAGAAAGATGTAAACGATATATCGATAATCTAGAAACAGGACACAAGATAAAGAAATTTATCCTTTTACAGAAAATCGATAAAGATAAAGATATGAATCTTGAAGAATTCTTCAAGTCAATAAGTAATCCACCAGATGATATTATCATAAATGTTTCTACCCTTCCGGAATTGGAAAAGAAAAAGAGAACCAAAGATGTAACAGTTGTTAAAATACAAGAAGATAATAGAAAATATTACAATCCAAATTATACTTGGAAAGAATGTGGTAAATTACAAGATCTAAATAACACGACGAATACCATGTATTATATTCCTCTTTCTGGGTATAATGTTATTTCAAATTACACTACTGACTTTAAAGGAGTCTATAAATTATTGAAAGAATGTGGTTTTTTTGGACCGATTGGTTCACGTATGACTATTTATGGAATCAGAAAAGGGGATATTGAATCACTTTCGAATTATCCAAATTGGATAAATATTGAACGTGTTATTATCGATAAATTACAATCCGAAAAAGAATCCATTAAGAATCGAATTTATGCAGATTTGAATATTGACTGCATCAATAAATTCAAGTATAATAAAAATATATTGGATAAATTGAATGATAATTCTCCATTCAAGAAAGTTGTTCAAGAATTCAATATAACAAATAATTCGAAAAACAACAAACCAGGTTCAATTAATTCCTATATGATGTTGGCGAATATATATTCCAACGATAATATCTATAAAGAATTAAAGGAATTCCAGTTGGCGGCAGAAACTAAAGTGCAAACAATTTTAAATAGATATCCATTATTACGTTATATG